TTGTCCGTTAAGTCGTTAATTTGGGCACGTAATAGCGTTATGCCTGCACTATCTTTAATCAGCTTGGTAGTTACCACGACCGGTGGCTTCTCATCGATTAATTGTTGCAGTTTTATTATTATGTTTTTTTGTGCTTGCAGTTGGCTCTGTAACGTCGGCAAGTCATCGCACGTGTAAACGGTTTTCATAACTACCGTATCCCTAACCCTGAGTAACTTAGTAACGGAATCGACTTTTAACCTCCACTCTGTTACCTTGACCGTGTCAATCTTTGTTTCCTCTACGCAAGGATACCACTCAGACGTTTTCTTTGCCACGCTGAGAGGATAATTCAGTTGTGCCTTAGTAAGCTGTTTCTCGGCTTTCTTTTGAGTGTAACAGCCACTCAATAAAATTAATAGTAAAAGATATCGCATAAAAAAGTATATTTGTACTGCGATAAGAGAGTTAAGTTTTACAAGCCGGTATTTCTATACTGGCTTTTTTTGTCCTATTATCTGACCGTTCTCGTCTGTCAAAAGCTGCTTGATAATATACCCCACACCCGAACATAGCGAAGCCACCCCGATAGTATGCCAGTCAAACTTTATACTCCCTGCTTCAAGACAAGTGTAGATCATTGTAATAGTCGTAGTGAGCATACTAACTAACAAACCCTTCAGAAAATCGTAAGCCGATAAACTACCAATCTTAGTATTCATATTCTTTCAAGTTTTTGGATTCTCTCTTCGTGGTTGTCAACCTCCAAGCGTAGTGCTTCAATGTCTTTCTTTTTTTCCATATCCTTAATAAGTATGTCCTGCATTTTTTTTTCAATGCAGTCCATTTTGTCAACTATACGTTTTGCGAAGTAGGTCAACAAGGTAATTAAGATACCTATTAAGTAGTTAGTGAGTACGGCTGTTTCCATTAGACGTAATTTAAGTATTGGTGGTTTTCGGGTATTTCGTCAGTTGATATTTCAAAAATCTCAGGATGGTCTTGTATTGAAGGATGCTCGGTTAATGGAAGTGTCCAACCCTCAGTAATTACTACGGTGTAAACCTCCGTTGCTCTTCCTTCAATGCTTAGCTTTTGTCTTATGTGTTCCATAATTTTTAATTTACAAAGTATTGAACGGTAATGTTTACAAAGCGGTAAGCACCTGAACTCGTAGACACGAAAATCTCGTTTCCAGTATCGGCAGCGTTAACTCTAAGTCCGGCTCTGTTTAAGTTTGAGTTACTCGCATTTGTAGCAGTAGTCATCTGACCAGTAGCAAAGTAAAGTATATCACTTGCCGCACCCAATCCACTTGCTTCTTTTGGAGCAGGGCAGTCGGCAGGCAAAGCCATTGATACAGCAGTTAAAGCACTTCCGGCAGTACCGTAGTTCAAAATGATATTAAGTGTAACCATATTACCAATTCGCTGCCAGTTGTACGAGTGATTGGTTGTACCACTTGGAGCAGTTGTACCAGTCCAAGTTATAGTACCTGAATACGTTTGAACACCGGGATTGTAATACGCTTGGTCTGTTACGTTAGCAGCAGCGTTTGTAGCATTCGCCTTGAAAGAATATGCAGCTATATTTTTACGCTGAAAAACAGAAGTATCTGCTGGTTTGATATAGTTGTTTCCTATTGCAGCAGTTACACTGACATCGTGCCATAAAGAATCTACCCGACTGAATTGCAATAAAACAGAATCAGCAGGGACTACCGGAATTGATACGTCGCTTAACTCGTCAAGCTGCCATGCGTTTTCTATTTTTAGTTGTATCGTTCCGAAGGTGGGGTGTGCCCGTGTTACCGTTCCTATCTTAACTATGTGGCTTGGTGCAAGCGGCTTAGTCGTTGTATAACCTCCGGCAACCGTAGGACTAAGATATAAAACTTGCCCATCGGTATAACTCGAAGTAGGCAGGTTTAAGTTAGTAATAGTTCCGGCTTGTATTACTACACCGCTTGACTGGTCAAGTATGTCATTCTCTACCAGTGCGTAGGTAGTGTAACTGTTCTCTTCATTATTTGCTTGAGCCAGTGCGATAGTAGGCAAGTTGCTTGAATGTCTGCCGTTGATATAAATAACACTTCCCTTTGGTATTGTGCTGCCTGAATTGTTAAAGACCGCAGTTACTAACCTCGTTGCTGAAACTGCAACCGCTGTACGTATTGTGTAACTCGTTGCCGTTGCTCCTTTTTGAAAGGTTAACGTGCTATCATTTGGTTGAGATACGGAAATTAAAAACGCTCCGGTAGTGTCAATCTTCATACCCCTTGCATAACGCATTGTAGCAATAGTATCCAAAGCACCATCATTATCGGGAAAGTATAAAGTATCTGTAACCGCAGTAGTTGCTTGGTTTTGTTTTCTTAATTGTACCGCAGCTTCACCGGTTGTACCTTTTAACTCAAGCGAAGCAGCATCTAACTTAGCGTAAGTATTTGTACTTCCATCAGTGGCTATCTTTAACTCAGGATATACACCGCCATCTCCATCTATTGTTTTAACATAAAACTCACCACCATTAACGTCTACCTCTTTGATAGGATAATAAATACCACTACCAGTTAAATTCCAATAACCCAATTTAAGCAAACTTGATAAAGCATTTATCTCTATCGTGTTGGTTGTAGTCGCTCCGGCATCCGTTACTTGTTGCAAAGTAGGAGTAACGTCAGAATCCTTAAACGCAAAGTATTTAGTTCCGCTTTTCCAATAGTAAACCGTGTCATTGGACTTTGTTAAACTATCTACCTTTTGATTTATTCTATTACTTAAACTCGTTGTATCTGTACTGCTACCACCGCTCACTTGCGACCAAGTTTGCGTCTTAGGATTGTACGTGTAAAATCTATTGTTGCAGCTGTCAAAAGCAATAGCAGCTTTCTTGGTAGGAAGCACTACGCTCTTTAATGTAGGTACTCCGCACACGGTAGGAATCTGTAATGTAGAGTCAAAGTTCATACGCTTAGCTTCATAGCCGTACTGCGTCATAAGCTGATACACCTGACCTTTAACAGACACACTAATAAACACCAACAAAAAGAATAACAGTTTTTTCATTTTATTATTTTATGTTACCGGATAATCACAAGCACCATAGTTACTAATCAACTGAGCGTTACAATTAAACGTAACCCCTGAAATATAGTCCTCGAATTTCTCGCTTAAAGCATTCCACGTTAACTGATTTTCAATGATATACTTTGAATCACCTCTACGCAACCAACTAACCACGTCGTTTGCTATCAAGTGCATATCGTTAACTACCTCCGTTTCAAACTCACCCTCTGCTCCGCTTTTATCTAAAAACCAAAAGTTAATAGTGTAAGTCAATGATCTATTCGTAGCAAAAAAGCCGGTATTAATAGTAAAGCACGCTACTGGATATTCAGGTTGCGTGTCTTTATTTAACCACTCTAACGGACTGTTGAACATTACGGTCTTTATCATTGGGTGTGCTTCCAACTTTGCCGTTATGTCCTCCACTACTTCTTTGTAAGTCATTATTAAATTTTTCTTTTACCTTGTCGATGTAGATTTTTTTGTATCCTTTAGACATATAAAAATGTAAATAATTCGCCTGCTTCGGTAACATCACCAGTGGGCAAGGTTACGGTAGTTCCTACTATTTGTATTTTGTTAGTGTCAGCCGTAGCCGTTGTAGTTACGACCTTAGTCAATCCTGACCTTGTTACAGACAGTACAACCTTATTTTGAATAGCCGCAATAGTAAACGTACTAAGTCCGGCAGTGGCCGTGTAGTATTCGATTTTTGGATTCTTATACCCACTCGCACTGTTAACATATCTCGGGTTTTTAGGAGCAATGGCATCCCCCAAGTAAATAGGACAAGTATACGCTTTGTCTTCCGGTAAAACGACATCCCAACCGCTACCAGTATTTATGTACTCGTAAAAGTTAGCGTAGTTCTCTTGGAGGTATCTGATCATCCGAGTATTGTAATACTCAGCCATTGACTTGTACTTGGACTCCAAAAGCTCTAAATCTGACCGACTCGGAGTATTACTCTCCTCTGCTGTTTTTTGTAGAAACCCTTTACTGAATAACTGGTAACCCATAACCATTGGTAACATAGACATAGTATACCATATCAAAGCGTCTGTTAAATAATCGTCTATTAACTCTTTCTCGTTAACAGTTAGATTGTCAATATCAATAGCCGTTTGTAATCTGTTGTAAAGCGTTGAGCCAAGCACCGGCATTATGTACATATCCTGAGCCACTTTAATCATCGGGAATAACTGTTTCCCATCAATGGCATTGCTCGCACCAGTCCTATCCTTAAAGGTTTGCTCAGTAATAAAAAGTATATTCTTACTCATTAATCTTTCTTTTTAACTATTTGTGAAACCCATTGATGCCGACATTCAGGACTGCGTGTACCATCCGGCTCAGTATACCAACCGCCTTTGCGATCCCAAACCGAGTATCCTAACCGCTCAGAGATAGCTTCTATTTGTGCCCTGCTCCATACTCTCGTCTTACTAAGTTCAATCATCTTACGGCAGAAAGGTCTTGATGTAGAAAGGTCAGCGTCGCTAAACCCCGGCTTCCACTCATACGAGTAACGAATCATCAATGTAGCTAACTTTTTGCCGTATATGTTTGTTTCACTTAACGGCTTTAACAAACTTCTCTCGATCTGCTTATCCGGCCCGATCTTGGTTACTTTCTCTTTGATAATACCTTTATCTTTTAACTCCTCGATTATCTCGTTAATAACGTCAATGCTTTCGCCTAATGTTTTGGCAATAACATCGGGAGTGATAAATTTTTGTTCACTAATCAACTTAGCGACCTCACCCTCTAATCTTGTCTTAAAATAACATAGTCATCTCTGTTATCACCAGTATTGGCAAACTCTTGAATTAACCGCTCGTCTTTATCCTCACTGAACTTTTGTATCTCATCGTCGGTTAAAGGATTGTCATCAATACCTAAGAAAGCGTTAACATCGGAATCACTTAAACCAAAGCCATTACGAAGCATCAAAGCTGCCTGCTCTTTCGTTAGCTTGCCGTTGCCGTAGTTTCTGACTATTCTCATTATGTTCTGATACTGCCGACCGCTCAGATTCTTAATAGCATCGTTTTGCAGCTTCTCCTTATTTTCTATAACTGCATTAACGTCTACTGAGCCATCAGCCGTAGCTTGTCCGTTTAACGGCTCTCTACCCATTAACTCACGAATCTCGTCTTTTGTCAAATTCTGAGCCATTATGCCCTCTGTAAATTCAAACTTCAACGGCTCTACCGGCTGAATCTTAAACTCGCCTTGCTCACCTTTCATATTCCTGAACTTGGTAAAGATTGCATTAAACTCGCCTTGTCTTTCTGATACGTAGACATTGTTGAAAATCTCGTAAGCATCCCTAATCTCACTACGACCGCCTAACTGTCCCTCAGTTTTTACACCGAAAAGAATTGGACTGATAATTTGATGTGCGACAAAAATCTCTTGTTGGATAAGGTTATTGACATTGGTGAAGTCCTCTTTTGTCAGCATCGACGTACCCAAGTCCGTTATCTCTGCGTTGTTATCCCTTGATGGGTTAAACATAATAACAGTACGTCTGCCCTCGCTACCGGTAAACTTCTTTAAGATACCTCTCTCTACCTCCTCTTTTTGCTCGTCGGGAGGGTTACCGTTATTTAATTGCACCAACTTACTACCAACCCAACCTTGCTTCGCATTGCCTAAGATATGCCTTGACACCTGAATATCGGCCTCAATCATATTCAGACCTTGAATATAGCTTGGTACTGGATAGTAATAAGAACTCGGATTGTATTCTTTGTAGTAGAAAATTTGTGCTCCGTATGGCTCTGCCGGATTGAACGCCTTATATTCTCTCGGTTTCTCTCTTGCATCTTTCCAGTCATTCTTAACGTAAAAAAGTTTCATATCTTTTGAAACCCTTACCTTATGAAATTCTATATGGTAAATCTCGCTAACCTGACCGATACGATTGTAAATAACTTGCAGGTAAAAGCCACGATATAACTCGTCATCTTTTACGCACCGCTTTAATACGTCATTCCAAGTATCACCTTTACTATTCGCCTTGCCTGCATCCTCAAACCCTTTACCATAGACATAGTTCGCTTTACTTTTAACAAGCGTGAGGGTAGTCGTTATCCTTGCCGAACTCAATCCAACCCTTGCCTTTCTTCTCCTCGAATTTAGGCATCTGTGCTTGGTCGAACTTTATTTCTATAAGTTTATATTCGCTCATCCTTGATATGTTTTGAAAGTATTATCCTGCTCGTCGTATTTGTCAGGACTGAAAGCAGTACCGTGAAGATACAAAAAACCCTTGGCATCTGACTCACCAGTAGGAATTGTGGTATCGTCATTTTGTGCCCAAAATTCATAACTGTATAATCCTGCGTCGTAATCACTTAAATCAATAGTGTCAACAAGTACCTTAGAATAACGATTGGTAGTTAAAGGTAAAGCAGTGTAAAAAGTAAACTCAATACCAGTCAATCTATTTATACATTTCCAATACAACCAAGTAAGGTCTTGAGCAAACTCTCCCAAGTTTACGTAAGCGTATTGACTCGCACTATTTTTGTTTAAATGTATCATAGTAAAAAACCCCACCCTTACCGGGCAGGGCTTTATTTATTAACCATTGAAAAAGTTAGGCAGTACCGTTGTTCTCCAAAGTAGCCGCAATGTTAGCAGGAACTACTAAGAAGTCCTCACGCTCGTCAGATGTAAAGGTCATCATATAGCCGTTACGGTCTCCACTGGCAGTACCACTACCGCTCTCTGTTGTAGTTAAGGTCAGACCAAACTCTACACCGAACATCCGGTAAGTGCCATCCATTTCCTTAGTTACAAACGTGCAGCGATTTTTAGCCAACGTGTTAACCAAGTTTCTTACAGTAGCTGAACGGCTATTGACCGGAAACATAACTTGATGCGTGTAGAAGATAGTGCCGTTCTCTACGCTTGAAGTGATAGCGTTAGAAGTCGAAGCAGTACCACGTGGCACTTGAATCTTGTAGAACTTCTTACCGCTTACTTTATTCAAAGCAGATACAGTGCCGGAAGCACTTGTAACGGTTGAGTTACCGGAAGCGTCGTAAAGGTTGCTGTTCTCGATAACCCAAATGGTCTCCACACCGCCTACCGACTCACGGCAGTCAATAGTGTATCCAGTTGTAATTGCACAAGGCATTTTTATTAGTTTTTATAGTTCTAAAATATCTCTAAAATATCTCTAAAAAATGGGAGGTTTTTACACCTCCCTTATTTCATTGGGTTAGATAGCAGCTTTGAATTTAACGCATTCGTTAGTGTAAGCTACGTTAATACCGATTTTGAAAGCTACACGGAAACGTACATCGTTATTGTCTTCTGAGTACCACAACTTGTAGTTCATTTCCTCATCTTCGAGGTCAACGGCCATAGCGATGTTGCTCAGAGACATAGCGTAAGCATCACCAGTTCCGTTCAGACCGTTAACGGCTACTACTTCAATGTTTGTAGCAGGCAGAATGAAACTCTTTGCGTTGCTGTCTTGTACGTTAAAGGCAAACATTTTGTCTGCACGATAAGCCAAGATCAACAGACGATACCAGTCATCACCTACGAAAATCTTTGCATCACCTTTAGAAAGTACCGCTACTGGGATAGCTTTGTAGATACCCTCTGTTGCAGCGATTACGTTAGATGATGTGATAGTAGAGATAGTTGCTACACCAGTGTAACCTGAAACGTTAGCATCTACCGGACTACCGCCATCAATCAAAGTAGACAGACCGTCGAACTTATCACCGCCACTGACGCTACCAGTCCAAAGTTTTGTTTCCAACTGAGCAGCGATACGAGCGTTCTTTTTAGCGAGGTAAACGGCTTGGAAATCAGCGTTACCGAAATCTTCGTAAGTGCTTCCGGCTTTAAGTGCCTCTTGTGTGAAGTACGCCTCGAGGTCTTTCGGACAGATACGCTCTTCGATTTTGATTTTACCTACTGTTACAGTACGCTGACTGATAGTCGTTGTACCTGAAGGGTCAAAGCCGCAAGCATCTGTTTGAAAGAATGCGTCAGTGTCCATCAAAGGAATAGCAGCGGCAGATTTTACACCGGGAAGAATAATACCGCCATCTTTTACTAATTGTTGTGTCTTAGCTTCAAATACTGCACTGGTCAAC